ATAATAATGGTGGCACTAATACTGAAGGTAACACCAACCTTGCAGTGAGTGAGGATGATCTAAAAAGCCTTGTTGAAAAAACTCTAACAGAACGTGAAACGCAAGCTACTGTCCAACAGAATATTGCAAATGTTGATGCAAAGTTGCAGGAAACATACGGTACGGAAGCCCGTACTATTCTGGTTAACAAGTCACAAGAACTTGGTATCAGTGTAGAACGTATGCAAGAACTAGCAGCCGAATCACCTTCAGCGTTCTTTGCTTTGATTGGCGAAAAACAACAGACATTTAAACCCATTACTCAGGGGTCTGTTCGCACAGAGGCTGTTGGAGTTAAATCTGGAGGAGAGCGTGACTTTAATTATTATCAAACTCTTCGACGTGAGAACCGTGGCCTATACTACACACCAAAGATACAACAACAGATGATGGAAGATCGTCAACGTCTAGGTGATAGGTTCGGTGTTTAATCAACATAACTTTAATAAAGGAGATTCAGTATGTCTATGACAACTGGTAACGTGTCTCTCTTAACTCGCTCAGAGGTATGGTCTGGTGAGCTAAAAGAGATTCTGCGTGACGAGATGATGGCACAGAAGTATGTCCGTATGCTAGAAGGTTTTCCTGATGGCGATACGTTCAAGATACCATCAATTGGTCAAGCGCAAGTGGACAACTACGCTGAAGATACAGCGGTTCAGTATCGTCCAATGGATACAGGTCAATTCACATTTAGTGTTGACAAGTATCTATCATCAGCTACTTATATCACTAAGAAAGCTAAACAAGACATGTTCTATATGAACGAAATGGTTTCTCGTTTTGTTCCTGAACAAGAACGTGCTGTAATGGCACACTTCGAAACAACGACTATGGCTGCTCCCGAAGCAGGTGTATCAGCAAACTCCAACGAGACAATCGATGGTGTAGAGCACAGATACGCTGCAGGAGGAACTGGTGCGGTTATTACACTTGAGGACTTCGCTCGTGCTCGACACGCTTTGAAGAAAGCAAATGTACCTGATCGTAACCTAGTTGCTATCGTTGATCCATCAGTAGAGTATACATTGAATACTCTAACAAACCTAACAAACGTGTCAAACAACCCACGTTTCGAAGGTATTGTACGTGATGGTATTGCGACAGGTATGCAATTTGTTGCAAACGTGTACGGTTTTGACGTGTACTGCTCGAACTATCTAGCTGACGTTACTGACAGTGCGTTGCCTACATCTGCAGATGCTAATGTGGACTTCTCATCTGTTAATGGTAAGGCTAACTTGTTCTTCTCTGCAGACCAAAGTGCTGCCCCATTAGTGGGTGCATGGCGGCAAATGCCAGAGGTGGATTACGACTACAACAAAGACTTCCAACGTGATGAGTTTGTAACTACTGCTCGTTACGGTGTCAAGTTGTACCGTCCAGAGAACATGGTTCGCGTTGTATCGAAAACTAACGTCTAATTAAGATAGGGAGAAAGATACATGTCTTACAATAACACAGATGGCCTACGTGTCATCACAGGTCTTGACCAAGGTGCTGCAGTTGATGCAGGTAATACCGCCAGTTCAGAAGTAAAAACAATTGTAATTGATATTGCAGATGCTACGGCTCTAGGGTCTTCAGCTGCAACACCAGTAGCGAATGATCCATTCATTCCTGCTAACTCTTACATCACAGGTGCTCACTTAATGGTGACTACTGCGTTTACTTCAGGTGGTTCAGCAACCTTGGGAATCGGTGCGTATAACTCTGCAGGTTCTGCTATTGATGCTGATGGTATCGATGCAACCATTGCACTTTCAGCCATTAACGCTACAACTAAGGCAGTCGCATGTGACGGTGCTTTAGTAGGTGGTGCGGTAATGACAGGTGCTGCAGATGCATACATTAAACCAAACTACGGAACAGCTGCATTTACTGCAGGTGCTGCTAAGTTGGTTATTACTTACATCGAAACTTAATACTAATAGGTAGCTCCTTCGGGGGCTACCTTCTTTTATGCTCTTGAGGAATTTATAATATGGCAAACGTAAACCATTCAGCACTCTCAGACCCCTATCTTCACGAGCCAAAGGGTGCAGCTGCAGCTAGTTCAGGGGATGTTTATTTAGCAAACGGATCAGGATCAGGAACATGGACTTCAAGACAGTCGATGCTCACTGTTCACTTTGCTGATATATCTGGTGCAAGTAATATATATGTACCTATGCCGTATGCAGGTACTGTGACAAAGATACAAAGTGTTTTAAGTGGAGCAATAGCCGGATCAGATACAACGTTTACAGTTACTAATTCTGCAGGTGCTTCGATGGGAGTTTTAACTGTAACTCAATCAGGATCAGCTGCAGGAGATGTGGACACTTTAGCTCCATCATCTAACAATACAGTAACTGCAGGTAGTTTTATAAAAATAGCTTGTAACGGTGGAGCAACTTCACATAAAGATTGTGTAATAGTTGTTTGTGTGGATGGATCATAATGAAAAGAACACTCCTACAAATAGTACAGAACATCTTATCGGACATGGACTCCGAAGATGTAAACAGCATTAGTGATTCTATAGAAGCAGAACAAATAGCTTCTGTAGTACGTGATGTTTATCTTAACATGGTATCTACAAGGATGATACCAGAACACCAAGAATTAATGAGGCTTGTAAGTCTATCGGATTCTACAAAGCCAACACACTTTCAAGTACCTGATAGTGCTAAAAGACTTGACGTTATTAGATATAATGTAAAAGCAACTTCAGGTACTGAGTTCAGAGAAATAGACTACATAGAACCTTTAACCTTCTTAACATTAAATAACGAAGGTGACGATATAATAACTGTCAACGATGTAAATGGAAGCACACCTATTTTAATTCGTAACGACAAGATGCCAAACTTCTATACATCCTTTGATGATCTACATATTATAATGGATTCTTATGATAGTGCAGTAGACAACGTATTAGCAGAGTCTAAGACACAAGCACTAGGTCACAAGATTCCTACATTTACAATAAGTGATAACTTTACACCAGACGTAGACGCAGTACTATTTCCGTACTTAATAGCTGAAGCTAAGTCTACATGCTTCTCATTGTTTAAGAGTGGTGTAGATCAGAAGATAGAACAAGCAGCACGTAGGCAAAAGTCTTACATGCAAAGTGATATGTATAGAGTAAAGAAAGAAAACAAAAGGCCATACTATGGTAGACGTTAACTTCGATATAAATTATGATAGTAAAACATTAAAAGCCACATGTCCAGAAAAACTAGTCACTCCTATCCATGTAAGAAAATCACTAGATGGTTTTATATTCTTTGAGGTCCATGTAGAAAAAGGCAAGGTTCCAGGAGAATTAAGTGGAAAGTATACATCACTAGATAGTGCAAAGAAAGCAATACAAGTATATCTAAACGGAATTACTCCTTCTAAAACAGTTCGAAGAGAAGCGTTTGGTAAGGACTACGAGGAGCGTAAGAAACGAAATGCCACAGAGTCTAACACAAAGGGTAGTTAATACATTTGTAAAAGGTTTGATTACTGAGGCAGGTGAACTTACGTTTCCACCAGATGCTTCAGTAGATGAGCTTAACTGTGATCTTAGACGTGACGGTTCAAGACGTAGACGTAAAGGTGCAGCTAAAGAAACTAACAACGTACTATCTAGTTTTACTGTAGCTGATTCAGAAGTTACTAAAACAGGAACGTGGTTCAATGTTGGTGGTGAATCAGGTCAAGAGTTTCTAGTATTTCAGAAAGGTGCTACACTTTACTTCTTCAATAAGTCTGATGTACCTTTCTCAGCTAACATAGAAACAGGCACAGTCAACTTAACTACATACGAAGTAGCAGGTGGTGTTGGGGCAGCTAATGCTAAGTGTAGTTTTACTTCACTTAAAGGAGCATTGGTTGTAGTATCTGAAGCTATCAATCCTATCTACGTTGAGTACAATAACGTAACAGAAGCTGTAACAGTAAGCCAGATAAGCTTTCGTACTCGTGACTTTGATTGGCAAGGTGATACTACAACATATGATGAATCTAAAACAAGTCCATCTGACGCTCGTAAATATGATACAGAGAATGCAGGATGGGTTGCACCTAATGGTGATACTGCTTTAAGTGCGTATCAATCAGCTAACTCTAGTAAACACCCACCACTCACACATGCTTGGTACGCAGGTAAAGACTCTAGTGGTGCATTTGATGCAGCTGAGTGGGCAAAGGTTTACACAGGTAACAGTCTCACAGGTAATGGTCACTACATACTAGACTTCTTCAGTAAAGATCGTTCTACTGCTTCAGGTATATCTGGTTTAACTACAGAAATAGAATCAAGTAGATTTAAAAGTGTAGCTAACTTCGCAGGACGTGCTTTCTATGCAGGTTTAAACAGTAGTAAAAACTCTGATGTAATACTGTTTAGTCAGTTAATAGATGACTTCTACCAACTAGGTGAGTGTCTACAACAGAATGATCCTACATCAGAACAGATAAGTGATCTTCTAGCCACAGACGGTGGTACTATAAGAATATCTGGTGCTGTTGGTATCAAAGTACTTTACGTTATCGATGCTAGTTTGTATATCTTTGCTGAGAATGGTGTGTGGCGTATTGAAGGTATCGATGGTGTCTTTAGTCCTACAGGGTTTGCAGTTAAAAAGATTACTGACGTTGGTATAGTAGATGCAGGTAGTTTTGTAGTAGCTGATGGCTCTCCTATCTGGTGGAGTAAAAACGGTATACACACTTTACAGTTTGATTCTACAAGTGGTAGACCAGTAGAAAACAATCTTACTATCTCTACAATACAAAAGTACTGGGATGAAGTTCCTACTGCAGCTAAGACTAAACTAATATCTACCTTCGATCCTATAAACAAACGTGCTTACTGGGCATGGCCTAAACAGGGTGAGACTGTAGAATCTAAAGTAAATAACATTCTTGTTTTAGATGTACCACTTAAAGCTTTTTATCCTTGGTACGTAGAAGACGAAGGAACAACTACAGATTCAATAATAGGCATTGAGTTCTTTACAGGATTTGGAGCAGCTGCTTCTACGTTTGATGTCACTACGACAAACGGAGATGATGTCATAACCTCTGCAGGAGATGATGTTGTATCTATTCAGACAGCTGCAGTAGCTACAGGATCACCTGCAATCATATTAATTATACGAGATGGTGATACAAACAAAATGACTATGGGTTCCTTTACTGAAGATAACTTCTTAGATTGGGGAACTACAAACTACAGTTCTTTTGCTGAAGCAGGTTATGACTTTATGGGTGACTTACTTCTAAGAAAGAATGCACCTTACATTACAACATACATGAGACTAACAGAGTCAGCATGGGAAGGTAACGAAACAACTGGATACGCTCCAAACAATCCTTCTTCAATGCTAGTATCTTCTTTCTGGGATTTTAAAACTAACTCATCTAGTACTGCACAACAAGCATACAGATTGAAGTCAATGCCAGTAGTTGATTCTACTAACTTATTAAACTTCGACTACCCTGAGTCTGTCATTACAACAAGAATGAAGTTAAGGGGTAGGGGAAGATCAATGCGTATAAGGTTCGAAAGCGAACAAGGCAAAGACTTTATACTTTTAGGTTACTCCGTTTTAGGTGGACGTAACAACACACATTAACAGGAGACTAAATGTCTTATACAATACGTGACGCTAACCATAGCGACATCTTAGATATTACGATTGCAGCCAAACTATTCTCTAAGGAAACTAACCATCCTGCTCTAAATACAATAAACCCAAACAAAGTAGCTGCGACATTACAACAATTAATAGATAACGAAGCAGGTATAGTTAAAGTTGTTTGCTTCAATAACGAGATAGTAGGAACCATAGCAGGTGTTATCACTGAACTACCTATCAATGATCTTGTAGTTTCTCAAGAACTAATGCTATGGTTAGAACCATCACACAGAAATGGTAAGACTGCTCCTAAACTCATTGATGAATACGTCGAGTGGTCTAAAACAAAAGGATGTAACTACGCAAGACTTTCTGCTCTTGATGTGGTATTAGACGGTAAAGCAGGTATTCTATTTAAACGTAAAGGTTTTAAGCCAATAGAAACTGCATATATAAAGGAATTATAATATGGCTGTATTTACTGCGATTGGTGCTATAGCAGGTGCTGTTGGAGGTGCTGCTATCGGAGGTGCTATAGGTACTGCTTTAGGTGCTACTGCTACGATAGCAGGATTTAGCACAGCTGCAGTAATTGGAGGTGTTGTTGGAGCAGTAGCAGGTGGTATAATTGGAAGTAAAGTAGACAAGAAGTTTGAACAAGCTCAAGCTGCTATAAACACGGCTACAACAACAAGTGAAGAAATATCAGATATAACAGACGAAGTAACTACTCTTGGTACTGCACAAGTAGGTATACAAAAAGATATAATTCAAACAAAGTCTGAACAAGATAAACTTGCTGTACGAAGACAACGAAGATCAGCTATACGAGAAGCTCAGATAGTAAGAGCACGACAACGAAACGTGGCACAAGCTATGGGTGCTCAAGGTTCAGCTGTGTCTGGTGGTGCTGCATCTATTGGTTCAGAACTATCAGCTGCACTAGGATACTCAACACAACAGTCTGGTTTGTCTCAACAAATTACACAGAAAAGTCAAGAGTCGGCTGACATTCAAGGACAGATTAATGCTCTGTATGGAAAAGCTAATGTTCTTCAAGGCCAACAGCAACTATCTCTAGCTCAAGCAGGTTTGTATCAGTCTCAAGCTATGAACATGTTTAGTATTGCTTCAACTGGTTTTAGAACTGCATCTTCGTTTATTTAATAGGATACCTTTAAATGGAAAACCTTAATAGTACGTTTATAGACTACGATGGGAGTAAGTTCCTTGATGAGTTTGAAACAGAAGAACAGATAGATACAGCTGTTAAGACTGACTCTGAACTTGATGAGATTACTGTTACTACAGGTACTCCTCATAACGATACTAAAATTGCTAAACAAGATTTCATAGATCAGAATCGTCCACTAGAAACGTATGCTCAACAGCGTCTAGATTATCTTGACGTTGATCCTCAGAGGTTCGCAGAGAATATAGATCAGTACACTCAGAAAGAAGTAGACTTTCTAGAGAATCCTAGTTTCTTTTACGAACAAGCTTTAGCTTTAAAAGACCCAAATATTAATCTAACAGATGTACGTATTGCATCTAATAATCGTATTGCACAAAACGTAATAGAGAAGTACGAGTCTCAAGAAGAAACTGGTGCATTAGATGCTATCTTTGACTTCGGGTCTATGGCTTTACATGAGTTTGTAACCTCTCCTAAAACTTTATTAACTGAAGATGAGTTAGAAAAACTAGGAGAAGAAGTTCTTAGTGCTAAGATTACAAAGACTCCTAAAGAGTTTGATGAGTGGTTTAACACTTTCTCTGAAGACTACATGAGCAAAGGTCCACGAGATGATAGCTCTTGGAGATTGTCTCAGTTAAAAGAAATAGTAAACAACAACGGATTCAGACCTAACTCATCTAAGGCTTTAACTAAAGCTTTCGCTGCGTTAGATGCTGCAGGTTTAGGAGTTATAGGTAAAAACGCAGTAAAACTTACTATTAAAACTGCAAAGAATAAAACATTAGTAGGCCGTGTTGCAACTAACGAAGGTCCAGAGAATGCAGCTAATGTTGCTGAAGATGTATTAAACAACAGACTTGATCCTGAAGTAACTTCAGATGTTGGACCTGCGTCATTAAATCCACACTTTGATGAGGTGTTGCCTTCTGAAGGTTCTGTGACTAGTAGGCTTCTAGAAAACAAACTTGTTCAGAATATAAAGTTTTACTATAACAACAATGCGATAGGACGTGTTCTACCTGAAGCTGATGTAGCCAGACTTGCTGCAGAGGCAGGTGCTAAAATGAAGAAAACATTTGGCAATCCTATATACAGAGGAGTACACGGAACAGATCAAGGAGTGTTCTATACTGATGGTAGTCTAGGTAACTACACAGTAACTGCTTTGTTTGGACGTAAGACAGATGGTCAAGCATTCAAAGCAACTTCAACAGGTAAACCATCCCAAGGTGCAAAGCAAGCGGCTGAACGTGCTCAAGGTGAGTTGATTCCTATAAAAGATGGAGATGATATTACAGGCTACGTAATACAGAAACGTGAGAATCTAAACCTAGCAAAAGAGATTCCAGGAATAGATGATGTCTTTGAAGGTGCTATGAACCTAGAGCGTAATGCTATACGTACTATGATTAACGATTGGATTGCACCTGTAACTACACCGATAGCTCGTGTGTTTGGTTCTGCTTCTACTCGTGGTTTAGAAAACACAAAGCAACTAGCATTGCTAGGGGAAGGTGCTGCGGCTGCTATAGGTAAGCTTGTTAAAGATGCAGCAAGACCGATAGAAGCTTTGAATAACTCTGATCGTGCTGCTCTAGCTTTTATTACTCGTACTCTACGAGATGATCCTCTAGAATCAGCTAGACGTGGATGGTACAATACAGAAGAGTTTGCTAATAAGTACCTTGAGTTTACAGGTAAACAAGCAACACCTCAAGTACGAAAGGCTTACGAGTCTTTGGTTGAAATCAGTGATGCTTCCTACTTGCTACAATCAAGTAACGTTATGCAGAGGTACGTGCAAAAAGGCTATCAAGCAATTAAGATGCCTAATGGTTTTAAAGTACCTGCTAAAGCTCTTTCAACTAATGCGTCTGTTCCAGAGAATGCAAGAATACTAGACATTGTAGATAACCAGACAACATACAAAGAGTTTTTAGAACCTAAAGCACAGGTATGGAGACTAGATAAAGAGTACGAAGGTTACGAATATATTGTACGTCCTAAGTCTGTTGACTCACTAGACCCTTCAGATGTTATGGGTTACAATGCAGGTGGTCCTAGAACTAATCCATTTTCTAAATGGTTTATAGTAGCAGGAGACTACAACAGAGGTAGAGTAAAAACTTGGTTATCTACTTTTACTGAAGAAGATGCTGTAACAGCTGTACGTGAAATAAATACTATAATCGCTAACAGAGGTAAAACTAACATAGACGATATAGTAAAGCAGAACAACACTTGGAATCCTGACATTGAAACGTTTGATGATTTAGAAAAGTTCGCTAAAGAAAACGGATGGGATTTAAATACAACAGGTACACTGCAACCTAAAGAACGTAACGTAGCTATACAATCTTTAGATGGTGATGATGATGCTTTTAATGGTATGTCTTTCGGAGACTTCATTGAGAATGACATGCGAAGAGGAGATAATGTTCTACCCCATTACGGTGGTGGTAAAACTACAAACCACGATCCTACTGCTAATATTGTAGCAGGTATTAATAGCGCAGCTAATGACTTTAGTTACAGAGCCTATACTTTGAATGCTATGGTAAGTTGGGTAAAGAAAGCTAAAGAAGTATCAGGCATACGTTTACCTGCAAACATTCCTGAAGATGATTACTACAATCTATTTATGGGTGCTCAGTTTACAGGTTCGGGTAAAGAAGTTACTCGAATGAAAGAGATATGGAACATTGACCGTAGACGTATGAATGTTAAACGTGCTGATGAAATAGCAATGCGTAGTTTAGGTGAATCTGCAGCTAACTTTGTGTACGCAAGAACAGGTAAAGAACTTGACTTTGGTGATCCAACTAACTTAATGTTGAAGATTGGGTTTCAAACTAAGTTTGGTTTCTTGAATGTAAAACAGACTATTGTTCAGGCTTTTCACGCCACATCTATTATGATGATCTCACCTACGCATGGACCTAGAGGTGCAGGTATGGCTTTGACCATGAGATACTTGTACGCTTTTCCGAATGCGATAGATGGAAGTATTACTACGTTAGCTAAAAGGTACAATCTTACCGAAGATCAGATTAGAGATGTAATGACATATGTTCGATCCTCTGGACGTATGGACTTAGACACTGAGATTGCTGAACTTAACACTGGATATGGACGTGGTATCTCTGGCTTTGCAGGAGAAGACTACACACCTAGTAAGTTAGCAAACGCTTGGGCTAACTCTAAGAAAGCAGCCTCTAAAGGAATGGAGTACGGATTAGTTCCTTTTCGTGAGGGCGATAGACTCGCTAGGTTAACTGGTACTTATACTGCTATTCTTGAGTATATGGCTAAGAATCCAGGAGAATCTATACTTACAGCAAAAGCTCGTAGACAAATAGCTGCTCGTGATAGTGCTCTTAACTTTCATATGTCCTCTATCTCAAATGCTTCTTGGCAAAAAGGTGTGTTACGTTTACCTACACAGTGGTTGTCTCACACAATGAGATCAATGGAGATGTTGTTCAATGGTAAAGAGTTTACTGTAGCAGAACGTTGGAGACTAGGTTCTGTTCTTATACCTATGTACGGTGCTGCAGGTTTTGGATTTGCTAATGCTGCAGATTACATTGCAGAAAAAACAGGTATGTCTGTAGACAACGAGTTCTTCACATTCTTAAAATGGGGTCTTGTTGACGGTGTAACAGACGTTATGATGACTGATGAGAATGGACGTGTAGGTACAGGTCTTACTACAAGCTTTGCACCTGCAGGGCAGATCAGAGACACTATAAGAAAGATCAATGAAGGTAGATTTCTAGAGGTATTAGGTGGCCCTTCTGCTCAGATTGGTTCTGACATTGTAATGAGTATTATAGATACCGCAAACAATCTTGCTGATGGTAATGCAACACTTGTAAATGAGTCTACTATGAAGACTTTTCGTAACATTACAACTTTAGATAACATAGCCAAAGCAGTAGGTATCTTTAATAACAAAGAATATCGTAGTAAAACAGGGGCTACTGTTCCAGGAGAGATGACAACAACAGAAGCTATCATGGTTGGTGTAGGAATTAGTCCTTTAAAAGTACAAGAGTTTTACGCAACTAAGTCTATAATCTACAATGATGATAGGAAGTTACGTAAAGAGAGAAGAGCTATAAGTAGGTTAGCAGATAAAGCACATACTATGATCAGATCAGGTGATCCTCAACAGTACGAAGAAGGATTTGAAATACTACGTGGGTTAAACCTACGTATAACTAATAGTGGTGCTCCTTACGCTCTTCAACAATCTATGTATAGATCGTTAGTAAAACCGATTGATGATGAATTACCACAGTTGATTCTAAAACTAAGTAAATACGATAGAGCTAAGATGGCTGAACGTCTAGCTTCAACATTAGGGAACTAGTATGGCACAAGATATATTCGCACCTAAGTCTTCTTTTAACATAGGCTTTGAAAAACCACAAGAAGGTGTAGTAGATAACACTGAGAAGATGAAGTCTGACTTTCAAGCAATGTCTTTAGGAGCACAGGCTAAGGCTGTTCAAGGACAAGCTTCTCTCGAAAGGTCACAGACTCAAGCCTTCAATGCAGGTATCCAAATGGTAGGTCAAGCCTACGATATGTACGATACAGCTAGAGAAAAAGGTGCAATAACTAGACTGATAAGTGACATAGACAATGTTGATGCAAAAGCAAGCGAACATGGAATGTCTTTTGAAGAAAGACGTAGTGCGTATAGTTCAGCTGTAAGTAAGGCTGCTTCTGAACTTCCTGGAGGATACGCTGATCTAGCTAAACATAACACTACACTAAAAGCTAGGACAGGTATGGACTTCGGAGACATACAAAAGACTACAGCACAGACTCAGTTCGAAGCTATGCAGAAAGACCCACAGTTTATTATGGCATACGCTGCATCTAAGGTTACTAATCCAGAGTATACAGAAGAGCAGAGATTAAATTATGCTCAAAACCACGCTGCAGAAAACGCTGCCGTAACCTTAATGGCAACTACTGTAAAGAATAATTCACTTAAATCATATTACACTAAAATACAACCTAAAGTTGATAAGCAAGTTCAAAACCTAGATATAGCTCTCATGGCTGCTATACAAATAAAAAAGGATAGTGGTGCTCCAATAACTACAATGGACATAGAAGAGCTAGAAGTTCGTGTAGCAGAAGCTCAAACACTGATTGATGCCTCTATACCTAACTTTGTTCCTGAAGAGGAGAGAGCGCAGTATGATGAGTACTTTACTAATTTAGGTAATTTTTTAAGTGAAGTAAAAGATTCTAAAGAGCCAGATAAAATTGTAAAAGGTATATCATCTTACTTAGCACAGACAGGTGGAACTATTGCAGATGTAGTGGCAGGTGCTAACTTGTTAAATGCAAACTTGTTAACTAGTCAGGCAGGTATTGAACTACATAAAGCTTTAACTGATAAGATGAGTGACGGAACTCTAACGGCTGCTATGTTAAGTAAGGGAAGTTTAGGTAATATCTTTGATGCCTTGGTAGAGGCTCGTAAAGGAGATGTCATAGGTCCAAACACCATTATGACTAAAGAAGAATTAGATATTGTTTTTAGTACAAAAGGACTAACTCCTGAAGATATGATGAAAGAGCGTGATCTAGGCTTGAATATGATAAAAAGCTTAGAGGTTTCTGACATTGCTACTGAAAAAGGTAGGCGTCAACTTGTAGCAGGTATAGCATCTACAATAAAAAGCTTAAACAATCTTGATCTACAACAGACAGGTTCTAAGTTAAATGAGATTATAGTAGATTCTGGTCTTATTGAGAAACTAAACCTCTTAGACAGTTACGATACTGCAACTGCAAACCAGATACGAACACTAGTAAACAGTGCAGTAACCAATAACCTTAGATTCTCTGAAGCTAAAGTAACTTCTATGGAATCAACTGGACCTAGTGGAGCAAAAGGTTACACTAATCGTAACCCTGATCTTGAGTGGGATGAAGCTACGCAGACTTACTATGCTACAAATGAAGAATACATAAGAGTTAGTTTAGAAGGTGATCCTCAAAACGCCTCTAGAAACTTACTTAACGGTAAACTAGCTCTTCCTCGTAATTCTTATTCAGCTAGTTTTAAAGACATTCAAAGAGCATATAAACACAGAGATGTACTAAAAGCTGCTAACTCAATACTTTCTAAAACTACAGTACAAGAGGTAGATGAACCCTCTGTTGATGTAGGTGGAGCACCACAACAAATACAGTCTGACGTACTAGACTTTATCAAGAGTGGTGAAGGAGACTACACATCTAGTAATCGTGGCACAGTAGGTGATGATATTATTGGTACTCAGCTAAATGGCACTACAAGAGGTGGTAAGCTTTTAACTGAAATGACAATAGGGGATATTAAAGGATACCAGAAAATCAAAGACCCTAACAATGTTAATAGATTGTTTGCTGTAGGTGCTTATCAACTTACACCAGACACAATAGACAAGGCTATGAAAGATGCAGGGTTCAATGACAACACAGTATTCAGTGAAGATGTTCAGGACCGTATGGGTCTAGCTTTGATTCTAGGAAGTAAACGTCCTAAACTAGCTGCATATATAAAAGGCGAGTCTGATGATATTAATTCTGCTATGTTAGAGTTCGCTAAAGAGTTTGCATCTATACCTGATCCAAACACAGGTAAAAGTTACTACAAAAAAGGAAACAAAGCTAAACATACTGTAGCAGAAACTAAACAGATACTGCAGAAAGCAAGAGAAAACTACGCATCAGGTATAATAAGCGAGGAGATGCTAAGAGAAGGTGAGATGAGTGTCTCTGATGTGTCTGCTATGGCTGAAGAAGCAATCGAAAAAGGTGAAGTAAAACCAGAACCTAGACCTGGACCTATCACTGAAAGCTTACGTCCACAAGCTAGACCTGAACTTGTAAACGCAACTCAAGCTCCTTGGTACACAGAAAGCAAGCCAGGTAAAATAGAGAAATTTCTTAAAGATGTTAAAGATAAAACAGGACTAACACTTAACTTATCTGAAATACCATACTTTTCAACAGAGGAAGAAGCTCAAGCAGCTGTAGATTCTGGAAGATTACAATCAGGAGAGTTTATTTTTATAGGAACAAGGTTCGATGAGGTAGAATAATATGGGTTTTAAAACTATAACTTCCATAGAACTACCTTCAGATGAAACATCTAAAGCTACGTTTAAGAATATATTAGATATAGGCTCTGATGTTGTAGAAACTGTAGGTGGTGCTGTTAGTTCAGGTGTTGATAAGATGCAAGGACTAGGCGAAAAAGCCCTCGAAGGTGTGAAGGTTGCTTCATCTACACCAGTTAGAACTATGTTAAAAGATATATTTGTTCCTAACTTTTTAGTAGGTGATATAACTGAGTCTAGTTTTAGTCCTGAATCTTTAGATATTCTTAAACAAGCTGCAATAGATAAAGGTATAAAACCTGGACAAAGAGTTAAACTTGATTATGAAGACTACAACAAGTACGGTGCTAAACTTTCTGCTAGGTTTGTTAGCGGTTCAAACAAAGACACCAGAGACTTAAAAGATAAACTAATAAATATCACACCTGCAGACGAAGTTAAGATGACTCTTGGTGAGGTCATGGTAGAAGCAGATGCAGATGGTAATCTAGTAACAGTAGATCAGTACGACTTTAACAACTGGGCATTCTACGGTAAAGGAAAGCAGAAAGACGGTAGGTATCTATCATATTCTGCAGATGAGTTCGAGAAGTCAGGACTAACTTTCTTTGAAGCGCTGAACGATACAATAAAAAACAGTCCATCTGACTATCAAATGGTTAGGAATCTTGCATTCTTGTTTGGTAGTAGAGACTATGAGGGAACAGAAAGAGACACAGGCCGACAGGTCAGACTACAATTAGGTAAACTAGGAGCATAGTATGACATTTAGATTAAGTCAAAGGTCATTGGATAGACTCGAAGGAGTACATCCAGATATGACTGCAGTAGTTGAGAGAGCTATACAACTTTCTAAAGTAGACTTCGGAGTGACGCAAGGAGTCAGAACCTTAGACGAACAAAAAGCTAATGTAGCTGCAGGAAGATCACAAACCATGAGGTCTAAACACTTACTTCAACAAACTGGATTCAGTCATGCTGTAGACGTAGTAGCTTATGTAGGTTCAGACGTGTCGTGGGAGCTAAACTTATATGATGACATCTGTGATGCTTTCAAAGAAGCAGCTAAAGAAGTAGGGTGTAGTATAAAATGGGGAGCAGCATGGAGTGAGGGTGACATAAGAACCTATCCAGGAACATCAGAAGATGCTATGATGGCTTATGTAGACCTAAGACGTTCTCAATCCAGAAGACCTTTCATTGATGCACCTCATTTCGAGTTGATGTAATGGAGATGCTTGAACTTATAATGCAGTGGTTAGTCGCTCCTTTAGCAGGAATTGTCTGGTTTTTGTTTATGAAGTCAAGTAAGAACGAAAGAGACATTGCAGTACTCCAAGCACAGTATGAAGCTAATAGGTTAGCCTACGACAGAGAGATGAAAGAACTAAAAGAAACTGTCAAGGCAATCTTTAATAAACTAGATAGTATAGAACAAGCACTAAGAGAAAAGTAATGGACCCAGTAAGTTGTGTTATGATGGCATCAGGTGCTTTCAAAGCATTGAAGGGTGCTATTGGTGCAGGTAAAGACTTGCAAGAAATGACAGGTCAGCTTGCCAATTGGGGTAAAGCTTTCTCTGACTTTACTAACTTAGAGGAACGAGAAAAGAACCCACCTTGGTGGAAGCAGACATTCAAAGGTAGTGACGAAGAGACTGCTCTAGAGATATTTGCTAACAAGAAGAAGATGGAACAAATGAGGGCTGAGATAAAAGATCATATATCTTGGAACTACGGACCTAGTGCGTGGGAAGAGGTCTTACAGATTGAAGCTAAAATGCGTAGACAAAGAAAAGAAGAGCTTTACAAGAAACAGGAGAGAGTAGATGCGATTATTAATTTCGGTATCGGTGGTGTTATGTTTATCCTTGGGGGCGGCTTGCTACTATTGGTATTCTACTTCATCGGCAAACAACAAGGTAGATGGTGATGTGGTTCCTAGTGTGGATGCAGTTCATAGTGGGAACGAATGAGTTCGAGTACTACCAAGTAGGTACATACGGATCAGAAGAAGCCTGTAAAGAAGAAATGGTAAGAGCAAGGGTGATGGTAACGAATAGTAAATCAGCGGTACATTGCTTTGAGGTTGATAGAAGTAAATAATAAGTTTGTAGTATATGATAAGAACGGTAATGTTATAATAATTACTCGTAGTAAAAACATTGCTATAAAGTATGCGAGGAATAATGGCACACACGGTAATTGATGATTGGAAAATTATACCAAGGCTAATGATGTTGGCTGTAACTATACTAACATATCAGGCTGTTCATTGGTATATGGCTTTGCCTGATCCGACAATACAACAGTCAGGTCTGGTGTCAGTCTGTATGGGTGCTCTGACAGGGTGCTTTGGTATATGGATGGGTAAAGAATCTAAGACAACAGTAACTCCAACGAGGGTAATCCATGAGGAATCTTATAGCAAGTCTGATTCTAGGTAGCCTACTAGCAGGTTGCATGTTGAATCCTATGAACCTACTTGGTGGTGGAGGTGGACCTAGTGTCAATGCTAATACACAGGCAGGTAAAACAAACTCACAGACAGTAGGTAACTCTACAAATACAGATCAAGAGATTAGCTTACAGACTCTTGAAGGGAACCTAAATCAAAGTAACGATAAGAATAAAGTAAGTACTGATAGTGTGGAGAACATAAATATAAATGAGATACCACCCTGGGTATTGATACTTCTAGTACTAGGTTGGTTAGCACCTAGTCCACAGGAAATGGGACGTGGTTTACTTACTCTTATAGCAACACTAAGGGGAAAGAAAAATGGCAGCACGGCTTAACAAGTCAAAGATGAAGTGTAATAGTCCTAGAGCTACACCAAAACATCCTACTAAATCTCATGTAGTAAAGGCTTGTGTCAATGGAAAAGAAACTGTTATCCGGTTTGGTCAGAAAGGTGTCAGAGGAAGCCCTAAAGGTTCAGCTAGGAATAAGGCTTTTCGTGCACGACATGCTAAGAATATTAAAAAGGGAAAGATGAGTGCAGCGTATTGGGCTGCTAAAGTAAAATGGTAAAAGGATAAATACAATGAAGACAATAACTATTAGTATAGTAACGGTAATGGGCTTTCTTGCGATAGCAGCAACTAAGGTATCATCTATGGATTTTTCTGTAGTAGGGCAAACGTTGTCGATAGGTGCAGAGACTGACCTAAACTACACTACTGGTGTAGAAGAATGGGAATGGGAACTGACCCCATCTGCAGGAATAACTGCATTGGGTATTGGTCTAAGTGTAGCTACTGATATTGATATGTTAGAGCTAGAAGAAGGAAACATCTTTCAAGGTCTAGACTTCACTGCAGACTACGAAGTACCTAGTACAAACATCAATCTATATACTGAAGTTTCAACAGATGCAGACCTAGAGTTTGGTGATGTAACTGTAGGGGCTAAGTTTAACTTCTGATGTGGTTAGCTATAGTAATGTTCTGTATGTCACCTACCAATTCAGCAACGTGTACTCTGACAGTCAACAATGAAAACTTATACAGAACTAGAGAAGAATGTCGTATAGAGATGCGTAATATGGTAGATATGTTTATTTCAAGAGGTGTCTTTTCACAAGGTACATGTGTAGAAATAGGAGTTTCAACATGAAGATAGTAAAATGGTTATGGAGATATTTAAAAAGAATAGGGTGTGCAATCTTAAATAAGAATTGTGGTCCTGACTGTAACTGTAAGGTAGGTTAATATGGCGAGTCCTACACCTACAAAACCTGCTCTGTGGTCTAGAGCCAAGGCAGAAGCTAAGAAGAAGTTCAAGGTCTATCCTTCAGCATACGCAAATGCTTGGGCTGCTAAGTGGTACAAGTCTAAAGGTGGTGGTTGGAAAGGCAAGGACAACAGAGTAAAGAAGAAGAAGTAATATGGCTAAAGAAGGTCTAGGTAAATGGTTCAAAGAGGATTGGCGTGATGTCAAGACAGGTAAAAAGTGTGGAAGGTCAGGGAAGAAAGATAAACGCAGAGGCTACCCTGCGTGTAGACCTAAAGCAGTTGCAGGAAAAATATCAAAGAGTGAAGCCAGAAAGAAAACAGGACCAAAGAGAGTCAAGTGGTCAGTGACCGCCTCTGGTAAGAAAAGGAAAAAGAAATAAAATAAACCCCCTTGGATTTCTCCTTGGGGGTTTTTTCTTTACTTATGTGTATCAGTCCATCTCTTGCGTAGTCTATTGAGATACCAGATAGCTTTGTCTATATCTTCTAAGCCATTCTTATACTCGCAACGCCAGAGATACTTGAGAACATTGGCAGCATGTGGTGCTATACTACCAGACATGTTCTCAGTCATAGCTTCGATAGCTTGTATACATTCTATCCCACTGTGGTTGTAGTGGACAGGGTTGTTTACTTGATCTGTACCACTCTCACTACATTCACCGCATACACCATCATCATCTAACAACCTTTCACACCATTCACAATTAGCCATAGGCTCTCCTTTTTAGATACTTGATTCTATAATGTTGATACACTATTATTAACGGAACTGCAATACAAAAAAGATATACATTTATTTCTTCGTATGTAATCCCCATCATCTTAGCTGACCACAACAGAAATAAAACACAAGAATCAAAGACTGAATCTATCCAGTATATACCGCTGTTTCCCATCAAGTTCTCCTATGCTGATATGTCTACAATCTCACACGACTCCCCAGTACATGCAAATGTTTGACTAGACTTAGTTGTATCTTCTAACTCATATTCTGATAGCTTAGTCCAATCAATACTCTTAGGCATTGTCTTAGTAAGTTCTTTGTAATCATCTTTAGTACACTCTTGGTATGGTGCTTGCTGATAGATGTGATCATCGTATGGTAAGAAACTTACACCAGACATCTCATCGAAGTGTTCGTAAACAAATGCACCTACCTGAAACCATTCATCTTTCTTGACGTTGATTGTCACGCTAGGTTTGTGCTCACACCAATGACGTTGATACATCAACCACGTTTCTAACTGATCGATAGCTGACAAGTCAGATGTTACTACAGCATTGGTTGGTGCTTGTACTGGAAAGCTAAACACTGTAGTCTGATCTGGTTTGTAAACACATGGCTCACTTGGTATACCTTGATCTTTCATAAACTGAGTGAGAGGGTCTTTGTTGTCACCTCTTACTGTTCGTACATAGTAAGGACTATACCTAGCATGAATACCAGAAGAAGAGTCAACAAGTTGGGAGACAGTTCCCGATGGTTTGTTGCAACTTATAGCTGTACTACAATTAATACCAAGACGTTTAGACCACTCATCGTTAGTAGCTACTGCAACCTCACGAAGTCTTTCTAGTGTCTTATCTAATCCTTTGTTCTTTAAAGTCATAAGTGGGTTGTCTTGGACTCCAGTTAATGACACACCAAGCAGTCGTTCTTCTTCTGTATTTCTCTGCCACACTTTACGCAAGTAGGGGAAGTTGGTGTATGTGGATTGGATAGTTCCCAGTATTGTTGCCAAACGGACTTTTCGCTCCAGATCGTCCACAGTATCCGTAGCCCTGACAACAACCTCTGTAAGATTACAGAACTGATACGGCCTAAGAATAATCTCACTACACGGATTAGTTCCGAAGTCGTAGTTAGGATCGCGTCTGCCATTCTTCGCAGCTTGATTCTTACTTGCTTGTCTATTGAATACACCCCTCTCTCCACTTCCTGATTCTACTAGAGCCATCCACTCACGCATGAATGAAAGACTATCTGGTTTCTCTACGTATGCTACACTGTTGTTAGCTAAGTATCTATGAGCAGGAAACTCTCCTGACTTAGCGTGTCGCATCTTATCATCTGATAGGTTAGATAGACTGATCATAGCACTACGTCTAACACCACCTACTACTACAACCTCACCTATCTTACACATGATGTCGTGTGCTTCGATACTTGATAGCTTACGTCCTTGTGCTTCTTTGAATACATGTACTACAAAGTTAAACAAGTCAACCAAAGGAGCAGGTCCACTAGCACGTCCACCAAACGTCTTCAGCCTAGCACCTGCAGGTCTTACCCTACTAACGTTCCACTTAGGAACCTCACCACTATAGAGAAGAGCAATAACTTGTCGAAGAGCTTTAGCCCACCCTTCCTTACTGTCCTTTACCACAATGGTAGTATCACTCTCGAAGAGTTCTGGTATCTCTGGAAGCTTAGAAACGAACTGCCTCTCGACACTGAAGCCAACACCAGTACCACAGAGCAGAATAAACATAGCCTCATCGAAGGACTTAGGATCATCTACGGGTAGGTAACTACAGTTGTACCCTGCAGTGTTGTCTCTATCCAAGGCTGCACCTGCAGTCATCATTGCTCTCATACTTGGCATTACTTCGAGAGATAGTATTGCTTGTTCTATCTCATTACAAATACTAGAATCTACCAACGAACGAACAACATTAAACATGTATCGATCTACTGTCTCACCCCATGTCTCACGTCTTTGTTCTTCATCCAACCACCTAGCGTAGCGTGATGTGTGAATGAATGCTTGGTAGTCTGTTGGTAGATAATTGCTCATCTTTCGTCACCATTCCCTTGTATAGTTCCACGTTCTTTACGATCATATAGTTTCTCTAGATTCTTCATAGCTACATCGTGTAGTTCTATGTTTAAATCTTTAGACAACATAGCTGCGTACCACAAGACATCTCCTATCTCAGATGCAATAGCATTTTTATCTAGGTTATCATCTCGTAACATCTTCTTTACTTTGTTAGCTACCTCACCTGCTTCACCTGCTAGTCCAAGTGCAGGGTAAAGTACCTTGTGATTATGTTTGTACATTGCAGTCTTAGCTGCAGCACTCTGATACTGACCAAGACTCATCATGTCTTTGTAAACTTCTTTGTAGTATTCCCAAGATTCACTTATCATATTCTAACTCCTCTTCTAGTATATCAAATGGCATGTCCTTGAAGAAGTAATCCCCCAAGTCTATGTCTCCTCTTTCAATCAACAACCCAAGAACAACGTTCTCTGTTATATCATTCTGTTCTAATAACTGAGCTAATCCATAGCTTTCTATTAATAAATCTAACTGCCCCTCGTAATCAAACATCCTTCCCCCCATAGAGTTTACGGATGGTGTTTAGTGAAATAAACTCAGGCTCATATACACCGTTCTCTAGTTCACGTTTTACTACAACACCCTTCCACCATTCATTGTTTGACTGCCCTGCCCATGACTCTTCAGAGCCTTTGAAACACCCTGCGACAAGCCCGATAATCGAATTAGGATGTGCAGAATCTTTGAAATACATACTACGTTTATGACTGTGACCACAAGTAGAACTGTGATTCCTGTTTTGTAGTAAGGTGTAAGCATGATGAACACCAGAGACAGGTGTGCCATAATTACCTGCACCAAAGAAATGAGCGTAAGATACGCCATCGTAATCAGCGATACTGGGGGCTGAATTACGGTACTCATGGTATTCGTCAAACCATTGCTTCGTTTGAAGATGCCCGAAGGAAATCCCGTACTTCTCTCCCTGAAGTCTTGGATCATGGGCGATAGCTTTCTTGACTCTATTCTCATGGTTGCCCTCGAACCCTATCCAGTATGGACGCTTTCTTTTGTGATGTCTGAACTTCCAACGTAACCTCTCCTGTGAATCGTTGTAGTGGTTGATGTCACGTTCATAACCTTGAGACACTATTGCTTGAGGATACTTTGTATCAAAGCTATTCAAGCTACGCATGTCAGCACCATCACCTAAGTCTACAACGTAGTCTGGTTTCAAGTCGTAGATAAACGCACCTAGCCAATCAAATCTTTCATTGCTTGTTCCTGGATCAGCGTGAGCGCATGTATAAACTAATACTGTTTTTCTTTTTCTAAGCATCATATAAATCGCTGTTCTCTATAACAACACCTTCTATAGTTCTATTCACTCTATTAGATTCTTCGTAAGCTTCATCAAACGTACTGTATAACATTTCTGTTTCTTCTACCTTACCGTTGAACTCAGATAAGTAAACAACACAGATGGGGTTATCTCCTGTAGTGTTATCAATTAGTTCAGGATACTCAAATGGTTCTCGAATAACTTTATGTAAAGTAAGTTTCATCTCTTTGGTTCCTTTAGCCATGCTTCAGGTATATACCTGTCAGCGTATTTAAAATCATACTTGTTACACCACATACCATACGTTGTTTTACTTCCTTTGTAAAGCTTTGATTTACTATTTGTAAACACAAACCGTATGTCTAACTCAGGGTGTTGATTACGAACTGCTAAGTGTTTGGCACGATCAGGAGATATAAACCTTCCTTTAGTCTCAATGATTATACCGTTGTCTAATACAAAATCAGGAGTGTAGGTCTTGATCTTAGGGTCTATCCATTTGATCTTCATCTCTTCGTATGTAAAACCTATTCTTCTTTTCTTTAGGAACTTTGCAGTGTCTTGTTCTAGTCCTGATCTGTAACCTGCCCTCAATGCTCTCTGTCTTACTTTAACTTTCATCCATAGAAACCTCTGGCACTTTAGGTTCTGATCTTACATCTACTAAGAACACAGGACCATAGCTGTAGATAAACTTACGTGCTTCAGGCCAACACTTCTTCTTGAACTCACAGTAGCTGCACATCATTGGTAACTTAGAGTTAGGACTTGTCTTGGACTGAGGTACTTTCTGTTGACGCTCTGCAGTTAGATCACCTGATACAAGTTCTTTAGCATCAAGCATCTCCTGTTCTTTAGTCTTTAGTTCCTCAGTGAAGTCATAGACATCAAGACATATGTGACCATTCTGTTTGTCGATAACTAGGAAAGCACCTTGCGTTTTGTTAGTAACCTTATCATCGTCCTTACCTGCATAGACGTAGCTACTTAACTGACTGATGTACCCAAAAGGATCATCATTACGCAAAGTACCTTCCTTGAACTTCTTGAAGGCGTATGGACTACAAGACTTGACATCAACAGTCATGCCATCAATCACCGCATCACGATGTCCTTTGATACCATGTACGTCTAGTCTGTCTTGTTGTCCTTTTACATCATGCCCTGCAGCTATAGCCATAGTTAACGCAAGCTCTTCTATCATGTCACCATAAAAGAACTTTAGTAATGCGTTATACTCTAAAGGTATAGCTTCTTCAGGTGTGTTTACTTTGTACCATAGTTTCCTTTTGCATGGTGTTCCAATAGAAGATAGAGACAGGTAGCCTCTTGGTTCTTGCGGTTTACTGAATCGCTTGTTAGCTACAAGAGAAATGTTGGAGCCTAGAATAGAACCTTGTGTTCCAGACCACCCACCTTGACCCTTGATAACCTCTTGCATGTCAGCAATTAGTGTATCAATGGTTTTCATTTAGAATCCTACTGCTTCGTTCTCTTTGACGTACTCTTCTAGTTCAAGAACTTTAACACCAACTAAACTTGTACGGCTGTACTGTTGACCATCACTTCCAGTAAAGGTTGTGATTAAATTAGTACACTCAGCAAGAGTTCCGTTACCGATTACACCCATGTCTTCAGTCCAAATGTTATCATCCTTATCTGTAACCTTTGGTGCTCCACCTGCTTGTGGAATCTCAGTACCATCCTTCTTGAGAACTTTATGTGGACGTACAAACTTGACTACAATCTCACCATCAATCATACGGTTCTGGTTAGGTTGCTTCTGAGAACCTGAATCCTTGAGAGACTTCATACCCTCTTTATCTAGGATTTGATTAACAGTGTATGCTCCCTCAGACTTCTCGTATGCTCCACCGTACCCTGTTAGATCACGATTCTCTTCGTTGAGTCGAGGCCATTCGATTTGACCTACAGTTTTTACTTCTTTGTATATTGTCTTAGGCATGGGTTATCCTTCCTTTTATTAGAGCCATACTTATATATTAATATATTATTACATTAGTGTCAAGTGTTAATGTGTATCTTTCCAAGATTTTCCTATCGAAGATTCACCTTCTAGTGGACACATGATTCCTAAATGTAAACCTGCCCACTTGATTGCGTCACGTTGTATCTCTCCTAGTCTTTCAGCAACATCTAAACCACCTCTCACTTGTGTTTGCCATTCATCATGTACCCAAGTACATATCTTGTAGTCTATCTTTTCTTTGTCTGCTATCTCTCTCCATCGTCTTGTTGCGTATTTCATTACTAAAGTCTCACCGTTCTGCAACATACCTGCCAGTGTCTTGTGTTGGTTAGGTACAAAAACCTTGCGTCCATCGTATGCCTTGAAGTACCCACGTTCAGCTATGTCTGGTATCACTATGCTACGTAGTCTAGATAAACCTTCAATGCTATTCGTAAAGTTATGCACTGCTCTATTAGCTTCTCTTGCATTAGTCTTTAGTAT